GGATGCCGAGGTCATCCTCGGCAACGGTGACCCGGGCCGTGAAGTCCGCCCGTTCCTTCTCGGAACTGGCCAAGTCCACGCCCATGCGGATGGTGTAGTGCTTCTCGGGGTCGAGCGCGTCGAAGTACTGGAAGTACTCCTTGCGGAACACGTTGCCCGCCATGAGTCCCGAGATGTCGTTCTGGTAGGCACAGCTGAAGAGCGCTGTACCCAGGTCAATCTTCTTCTGCAGAAGCGTCTCGACCGGCCAGTGCTCAGGCCAGTAGCTCTCGAACTCACCGTCTACTTCGAGGAGCGCCTTGCGCGTGAGGAGCTGCCAGCCTTTCCCGCCCTCATCGATGGGGGTGGTGAGCCGTTCGTACAGATCATCTTCGGCCCAGCGCGTTCCCAGTACGACCACGACGCCGTCAGGGACCAGGCACGGGATGAGGGTCTTGAAGAACCAGTTCTCGATCTTCTCGCGCTGCTCGATGTTGGCGCAGTTCTCCTCGTCGAGGATGTCATCGCACAGGATGATGTCGAAGCGCTTCGAGATGATGGCGCCCCCGGCACCAGCGGCGTACAGCGTGACGTCCTTGGACCCATGCCAGCGGCTGTCCTTGCGCAGCCACTCCACGTCAGTCCATTTCGAGGTCGACACGAGGTTCCCGTACACCTCGTGCATCTTGGGGTTGGACTCCAGGGTCCAGCGGATGGCTCGACTGAAGTCGTTGGCCTGCTTGGCCGTGTTGCTGATCAGCCCGATCCGGATGTCCGGGTTGTCGGCAATGAGCTTGGTGAGGTTGATGGTGTTGCCCCAGGTCGTCTTCGCCCCACCGCGGGGTTCGAGGATGACCGTGTTGGTTCGCGTCGAGATGGCGCTGTTGATGGCGTTTACCATCTCCCGGTGGTGCTCCGCGGCCTCGTAGCCGAAGACGTACTCACCGAACGCGAACGGATCAGTTGGGGCGAGCCTCTTCAGGGCCCACTCGAATAACGTCGCCCGCTCCTCTTCCGACAACGTGTGCAGGTCGAGTGCGTTCAGCCAGTCGTCGGACGAGCTCTTCTGGGAGCTGTTCCAGGGATCCGGTGAGTGCAAGGTGGCGTTCCTCGGTGCGGGAGGTGGGTTCTCCCAAGAGGACGAGACCCTTGTCGATGAGCATCACGAGATCGGTGACCCGCAGCCGATAGTTGGGGTCTTTGAGATCCTCGGCGAACTTGTAGGTAGCGGCTCGAATGACGGTCAGCCACTCGTTGCGGACGGTGTCGACCAGGTCCAGCTCGGCTTCAGCCAGGGACTCGGATACCCGCTCGACCATCTTGTCCTGCTTGCGCCCCATGATGCGGGCGCGCTTCTCTTCCCAGTCGTGCTCGCGCGCGAACTGGGCGACCGAGCTGTAGCCCTTGATGTCGTGCTTCTTGCACAGACCGCGAATGCTGATGTCGCTGGTGATGTATTCGCGTTCGAGGACCGAGTAGTCGTGCTTGCGAACGGTCACAAAACATCCTTCACGAGATAGTCGACGATCAGCCAGACGTGCCCATCACCGCCCGGAAGCGGGTCGATCTCGTCGACCCTCACCGACATCTGCGTTCCCTCACCTTCGGTGTTGAGCTCGATTTCATTGCCCACCTGACGAGAGCCTTCGCCCGTGTATTCCAGGTGGTAGTCGGTCACGATGCCCGTCTCGTTGACGGGATCGACCTCATCGATGCTCACGCTTGCGCCGACCCCTTGGCTATCGTTGGTAGCGATCAGGTCGAGATTCTCCAACTCGATGTAGGTCGTTCCCGGATCGGTCAGGTGGAGCGTGGCGATCGGACCGTTCCCAACGACCGAGTCGACGTGGATCAGCGCGAACGCTCCATCAGAGTCCTCTTGGCCGTAGACCACGCAGGATGTGTCCGGTTCATATCCCTGGCCGCTGTCGGTTAGGTGATACGTCGCGATGGCTGAGTCCTCGACGGTATCGACGTGGATCGTTCCCAGCAGGCCGTGCCCGGTGTGTGCCGACAGATCGTGGTCATCGATCGAGTAGTCGATGCCTCCATACGTCAGGTGATAGGTGACGATCGCAGAGTCGCCGACCGACTCGATATCGATCGTCGCACCAGATCCGAAGCCCGGACTGACCGGCACGATGAACGACTCAAGCACCTCGTACCGATGCCCCGCCGAGGTCAGGTGATAGTCAACGATCGATCCATACATGGCGATCTCGGTGATGTTGACCTGCATCCCGGTACCACTACCGCCATCACAGTCCCAGATGCCGGTCTGGTAGCCCTTGCCCATCCATGTGACGGTAAACGTCAGGGCAGCCCCGCCACCATCGACCGAGTTGATGGTCAGCCAGGCGGCATTCCCTGATGGCTGAACGTAGACGATGTCATCGACGACGTAGCCAGAACCGCCATCGCTGATGGTTCCTGCGACGAACGACCCATCGAAGCCAGAGCTTGTCCCATCGATGGTGTCGACGATGCCGACAGCGACCTGTGTCTGAGCACCGGTATTGACGTGGAAGACGTCACCGACCTTCCATTCGACCCCGGGGTTGTTGATCGACGAAGAAGCGATCGGCCCGAACCCATTGGACGCTGGCCCGATGGAGTCGACCACGCCAAGGGCGACGTCGGTGCTGCCATAGACCCCGAACTCGTCGCCAACCTCCCAGTCGTTCCCGCCATCGACGAGCGTCGAGTCGCCGATCGGGCCGGTCGCTGCCTCTGCCGGAGCCAGGGTATCGACCACACCAGCCGCCGTCTCGCTCGGACCCAGTAGGAACGTATCCCCGACTCGCCAGCTCTTGCCCCCCTCGTCGAGCGACGTGGTCGCGATCGGGCCAGCGCCTGACGGCACGATGGTGTCGACCTCGCCCTCGGCGTCGCCCGAACCACCGGACACAAGAAAGGTGTCGCCATCGACCCAGAAGTTTCCGCCATCGAGCAGCGACACCGAGATGATCGGGCCACTGGAACCAGTCGGTGTGATCGCATCGACCTCGCCGTTGGCCTCGTCCGGGATAGAGATGACGTCGCCGACCGCATAGCCATCGCCACCGGACACGAGCGAGGTGGCCACGATCGGCCCAGACGGAGTCCCACCGATGGTCGGCATCAGGGATACAGCGTGGTGTCGAGGATCTCGTACTCGATGACGAGCTGGACCGTGCCGTCGCCACTGTCGCCGATCTCCGTCACGACCAACTGAAGGTCCGAGCCACCGCCTGATGTGTTCCCAACGAAGACCGGTTCCCCGACCCTCACCTTGGAGAACGGGTTGATAGCGGTCAGGTGGTAGGTCACCACGACACCACCATCAACCGTGTCAACGACCCCCTCGACCAACTCGCCGAACTCGATGACACCGAACGTGTCGTCCTCGGCATAGCCACTACCACCGTCACCCAGCTCAGTTGTGATGATGACGCCGAAGTCGCCGAAGGTCGTCATCAGTCGTTCCAGTGCGCCACGAGGGACAGAGGCTTGTTGGCCAGTTCGCTGATTGCCCCCCCTGCCCCAAAGTCAGTCGAAACCTGAAGATGATCGGCGTCCGCTCCGATGTTGATGTTGATGCTCGCTCCGTCGATCTCGGTCGAGATCTCTGCCCCTTCGCCTGGAACCAAGATGAAGTCGAACTCGTCGTTGTAGGAGGTCTCACCGAAGCGGTAGATGGAGGTCACTCTGGTCGGGATGATGATCTTGCCTTCACCGGGCGCATCGAGGACAGCGACCGCCCCCAGGTACAGTTCATCTTCGCTGCCCATGGCGTTGATCTGGTCGGCGGTCAGCTCGATGACCACGCGATACGGGGCAGCGACTTCGTCCACGCCGACGGTCGCATGATAGTGACTGGTCTCAGGACCAGGCTGAAACTCAGTACGGGCCATCGCTATGCCTCCGGGACGTCCATGATTTCGTACTCGATGATGAAGCGCAGCACTCCGTCACCATTGCGAATCTCGGTGATATCGAAGGCGAGGTTCTGCGGATAATCGGGAGGCTCACTGAGGAACGATCGGCCTCGAATGACGCTCCCGTCC